ACATTAACATAGCTCCTTTTCTTCTTTCGAAGAGCCACTCGAATTTAGAGAGCAAAAACTAAACACTACTAGTTTAGGACTAGTAGCCTCCAAGAGAATACGAAAGGTTTACAAAGGAATCGTCACGGTGACTTAGTAATTCGTCACGCAACACATTCCGGAGACTTTCGTTCGATGTATCCTCTTCCTATAAGGTATAGGGACCTGCTTATAGTCTATTACACCTCGACCCTTATCTGCACGTGTTCGTATCGAATCGAACGTGTTCAGAATGCGCGGTTCAGGGATACTTTCCCCAGATGCTTTGAGAGCACCGGAAAGATGTATCTGCTGATCGGCCGAAGGATGTAGAAGTGTAATTGGACTAGACGTAATAAAGCGTTGACGTCTGTAGGTGCCACTACTATCAGTGTGGACCTCAGGCTCTTTATCAAGTCGACCCATTATAGGCGACTTGGCAGAAACTATGCCAGGCAAGTTAGTCTGAAGAGCTTTCTCGACAGCTGAATAATAAAATTCGGCCATAGAAGTATTCCCCGCATCTGTGATCCACAGATGTGCATGTGAAACGAGTTCATCGACAGCTTCAGGGGCCAAATTAATGGTTTTCTGATGTCTCTCGTAAACTGGTTTCCCACCGGATAACTTCAATCGAAGAGGGTTAACTTCCACGCCGTGAAAATAATCACCACCGCAAGATTCACGAAAGTGAGACTTGTGGTACGATTTTTGACTGTTGACGATGAAACCGATCCTTGCAAGATACTCAACACAAATCGAGTAAGCTTGTGTCGGAACGATTATGTCGTCGCCATAAACGTAGACGCTCCTAAAAGCGTCAGAATGTTTATAACCTAGGTCAATCAAGGCGAGGTAGCACACTAAAAAGATTAACAGAGCCATAGTAGGAAACGTAAGGCCTGAACCCATACCCGCAAACTTAGCTAACGTGAGTTTTCCAACTCCATTAAGATATGTTTGACGAGTACGTCGAGAAGCGAACCAGCGGAGACCAGGTGCGTTGCGGCATAATACTGCAACGACACGGTAATCAACGCGATCGCTAGCCTCTTTGAGGTCCAAAGTGCAATTCGTTTTACTAACGGATGAATCTTTGGCGAGTTGACGAAAAGGTTCTTGGTCTTCAAATTGGATACGTCCATTTGTAGATTTTTGTAAGCTATCCGTGAGGTAGTCGAAATAAGCCATCTGCAAGGATAGCTTTTTCAATGGCTCGCGAACGATTGTGCGCGGCCCTCGCGAATCTATAGGTACAAAATGTACCTCTGATACGTTTGAGGAATCCGCATGTTCATGTAACCTGTCTGTTTTCTCTGTATAGCCGTACCGAATTTTGTCTTTCAACAATCTTCGTGGCTTAGGGATCCCAGGATAAGGTTTGAACACACCTTTATACGGTGCACACTCAGCTGGATAACTCCACACAGTCTCTGGTCTCTGCTTTGAAAGATAGGGCGAACCCGTTCGTTCTTTCTTGCAGTCGTCTTTGACTTGTGAAAAGGTGCCAGATGTAGTACGCGGACGATACTTCGAAAGGATCCCCTCGATTGTTTCATTAGCAATCTTTGGGAAAATCGTCTCAAAAGTCTTCCGTATACGTTCAACAAATGGTCTGTCCAGTTTGGCTTCGGAAATCTCTCTTTCAGTAGCGACAAAAGTAGCTGCTGCATTCTCTAGATCTTTAGCTGAAAACTCAAGCGCAAGCTTGTATAAGTATTCAGTGAACTGCCGCAAATTGTATAATGCGGTAGGACAGGGATCTTGGAGAAGTTCTCCACTAGTGGGACAGAAGATTCTGCTCAACCAACTTCGAAAATATCGGAGAGAAGTTCCTTTCCAAGCGAACGATGTCAAAGTCGTTCGATCAAAGTAACCGACTTCAATTGAATGAAGAACGGCCTTTGACAACTTGGGAAGTGTCTTTGTTAAAAACGTAATACCTTCACAGGTAAAACGTCTCAAGACATAGGCAGTAGATGATCTATCTAGCTCACAAGTTTTTGCAAGCTGCTTTAACAGATCTATCATCCTAATTGAAACAGAGCTGGTGTCCGTCATACCTTAAC